GATGGTTTTCTAGAGTTATAGAACATAGCTAAGTCAGTTCTCATTTGATGCACACGCGGCATTAAATAATCTGAGTGATTGATAAAGAAGTTTTCTGTTTGTGCAAAAGATCCTATCATAGCTTGTTCAACACCTTTAGCAGTATCTATCTGCCCTATTTGTTGGCCTAAGCGTTGTGGTGTAATTCCAATAACTTCAAAGCACTGTTGCTTGAAATAATTAGCCATCTGGATCCTAGACATCATACGATTAGTCTGCTCAAGATTCATTACCTGGAAATGGTTCTGAGAGATTGAGTTCTCAGTGTTACTGATAGATGTATCTAAAGGTAAGATCTGGAAGTTCTTCATAGCAACATAAGCCTTGGCAAAGTTGTTCTTACCCCAGTCTTCTCCCAAAGAACGCTTAGGTAAAGCATTCTGATCTAACATAATCACGGTACCTAGTTCATCAATAAGGATGTCTGCTATTTGGTTATTAACAATGTTGTATCCAATTTGGAAAGGCTTCATTAAGTCAACCATGGAAGTTGATCTTGTATTCCGGTCATTGAAGACAGCTCCTTCTACAGGTAGCTTACATCCGTAAAGAGTATTCTCACCTTTGAATTGGAATTTCAATGGCCCCATTTTGTTTTGATCAATACCTAAGTACATAGGATTAACTCCACCGGGATTATTCATACCCCAGAAACTTGGATGATTAGGTCCAATCTTTACACCGCCCCAAACCTGGTTAATCCAGATCCAGTCAATGTGCTCACCAAAGATCAAGTTATCTTTAGATTTGTTTCTGATTAAAGTTGTATCATAGATAGGTTTGTCTGTAACAATATAGTCTTCTCCAATGATGTCGGTAACAACTTCACCATTCTCACTGATCTTGGTTAAGTGACCTACTTTACGCTGAGACTTCCAATAAGCTGTAGTCACGCGTAACAAGAAGGCCGCTCCCATGGGCGCGTAGTCTTCTCCTTCAGCCATGATCCAATTGATGATATCTCCGCCATTAAACACAAAGTTATCATACATGGATGTAAACTGTCTGTAGGCTAAGGACGGCATGTTGGTATTCCACTCATGAGACTTAGTAGCATCATAATAGGATCCATCATTCTGGTAACCCTGTAACGGATAACCAGCAGATCTAACAGGATAGATAGCTTCAATAGACTCCAATTGTTCTTGAGTCATCACGTATCCATACTTGTCAATAACATCCGCAATAGTCATCATCTCAATTCTACCTACCCAATTACCTTGAGAGATATAACGAGCTTCTGCAGATTTATGATAGAAAGTAGTAACCGGATTCCATAACTCAATATCATAATCATCTTCCATCATCTTCATGTGCCAGAACTCGCGATCGGTGATAAGCATATCACGGAAACCTCTCTCCTCTAGCTCATCCATCTTAAAGCGCTCTTCATCAACTTTGGTCTGATGCATCGCCCATTGCTCAACCATGGATCTATAATCCTTATCAAAGAAAGTCTGAATCTCAGGAAGTGTTTTTAAATTCTCAGGAGACATTTGTTGCTCCATTTGTTGTTGAACCTCGGGATCCTCAGGATCCATACCCTGTTCAAGCAACTTGGCCAGCATCTTTTGTTCTGCTTGTTGAAAGAGAACTTGCTCAACTTGGGATCTCTTTTGTTCTAATTGTTCATTGTAGGAGTACTCATCCTTAGCCTGAAAAGTGATCTTAGTATTTCTTTTAGCAAACTCTGCTGTCAGAACATTAATAACATTTGGAACAATAGGATAGAACTTTAGTTCCAGAACTGTAGGATCCTCTTTTGTTAAAGTATCCACAAGATCTCTCATCTCATTGGATTCTTCAACCATGTAATCACCGCGATCAATAACTCCCTTGGCCAGCTTATAGTTCTTCATAAGTCTGCGCGCATTTCTACGGATCTGCTTAAGACCATTCCACTCTAGCCAGTCCATGTTCCAAGCCGTCCATTCTGGATTCTTGTCTTTTTTAGAAAGAAACTGTAAAGGCTGGGTTATAGAACCCATCCTGTTATACTCAGCTTTTTTGCCAGACTTCATCTGGAGCGCGTTTAATACTTGCATAGCTATTATCTTATGTTCTTAAATGGGTTCCTTGGAGGTCTTTTTTCCAAAGAGCTTTGGCCCATCCCGATATGCCGGAATGGGCTATTAGTAAATTTATATAAATTTTCTGACTTTTGCAAGTCTTTTTTGTCTGTTGTGTCTAATCTCTTTCTGATACCTCTGTTTGCTTCTTGAACTTTAGCAAAGGCTATCAGAGCTCCTAGTGCTATTAATCTATCCACGTTGAGACCATCTCTGTATTGCTGCATCTCAACCATGGCCATCTTGTCCGGGATCCGCTCAATACCGTAAATTACTTTAACTACCTTACCCTCTTCTGTAGTCACTTCTTCTAATACCTCTTTACAGAAGTCAATTAGGTATGGTAAGATATGGGCCCTAAAGATTGTCCCGGTGTTCCGCCATCCATACTCCTGGTGATGAGTCTGAACATTCTCAATATCTTTCCGGAAGGTAATCTGATTCTTGGGAACTAGATACTTCTGCTTTCTTTGTTTGATCATGTGAGTTATAAAGCCGGGGACATTGCTCTCAACAATGGTCCATGCATTATACCACTCGATCATATTCTCTAATCTCTTGTGGGTTTCATTGATATCATCAAAGCGGCCACACCAGTGGGCAACTATTTTATCCTGCTCTATGTAGGTTTTTATTTCCCCTCCATCATGTCTAGTCACCTCAATAGGTATTTTGTAAATGTATATAGAGCACAATGATTCAGATGATGTGGTCTTACCTTGAGATACCGGATCAATAGACGCGTAGTAAGTACCCCACTCAGCCTTTAAATCAGGCTTTTCATTCATAACAATTACACCACTTTTATCTTCAGAGTTCTTCTCTACCGGGAACTTACTTACGGGAATCTTTTTACTCTTCTCAATAACCCACACACCCTCAGCATTTCTAGAAAGATCAATATACTCGGTAGAATACTCTTTATCTTCAATTCTTCTCTTCTGCGCGGCCACTAAGTGAGATGGGAATAAGGACACACTCCTTGTTGCAAAGGCCTCTTCAATATTACGCGGATGCTGGGATACTTCGAGCTGATAGTCTTCAGGACTAAGGTCCTTCTTAATCTTTTCAAAATACTCTTCAAGCATTACAAGAGCTTTCTCTACTTCTGAGTTACCAAACTTGTCTACACAGGGAGGCATAGACCATTGCTCTGGAATAAATAAACCGGTTCTTCCTACAGTTCCTTTATCATCTAGAAGATTAGAAGTAACATAGAATATTGAATTAGCTTCTGGGGTCTGAATCATTTTCCTTAAAGGCTCGCACTGCTCCAAGTCACCTACAGATCCGGCCGCAATAAATGTACCAGTTGTTATCAAACCTGATTTCAAGGCAGGCTTCATGTAACCAAAGGTGAACATCATATCCGGGGCAATCCCGGCCTCTTCATGAAAGAAGTAAGTACAGGGTCCACCTACACCTGCTGTAGGATCTTGTTCAAAAGATGTTCCTTTAATAACCCCCTTGAGTCCCTTTAGGGTTTTTCTAGTGGTGCCGGGAATGGTTGTTTCAATTTGTTGTTGCCAGTCAAGAACCTTACTTGGATTCATAGGACGATACCAAGCTGTATTCTCATCTAAGAAGTTTCTATACTCTGCTAAGAATCTCCAGGTATCCTGAACATAGGCTTTAAGAGATGCTCCCATTTTTAAGATCGGAGTTTCTTCAAACCAGATCTGATTAATAAGCTTAGCTGCGTGAAAATAAGAAGAGGCTATCTGACGTTTCTTTAGGATAGCGGCATGTAGGTAGAACAGTTCTGCTAGAATCTCATACAGGGCCATATGATATTGGGCATCGCGTATATCAGGAAAGGCAAACTTTCTTATCTCCTTATTGTTAATTGGTAGGAAGTTGATCCACATGTAGTACTCGCGCGTGAGATACCATGTCTTCTTTTTGTTCTTAAAGATCACACCTTTTCTACAGCGCATCTTCATCTCATCCCAGTATGCAATGTAATCTCTACTTCTTATAGGAGCTGGATTAAAAAAGCCTTGAGCATTATACTTAGTAGCTTCTTCATTAAATATAAAAGATGTTTCATCAAACTCATACTTACCGGGTTCTTTAAATATGGAGAGAACAAAGTCTCTGAACTCATCTCTAGTTTCATAACTAGTAGTTGTCCAGGTTCCGTTATCCCAGGTAGGTATATCAGTATAGAAAAACTTATCCATTATTTTTGATCATAACCTAATTCTCCACCACCGCGGGTTCTTGTTTGTTGTTCTTCTAATAGATCTCTATAAGCTCCCTTGAATGAGTTTCTAATTCCATCAAAGTTCTTAGCAGCGCTAACTAAAGAGTTAATGTTTCCATCCCGTCCATGGGATACAGGAGTCTTCTCCATATACATTGCTAATCTATCTAGCATAGCGCTGATACCTCTAAAAGCTCTGACTGTAGGAGTTTCATACATGAGCGTACACTTATTTAATGCTGTAAGAATCATCTCTTCTTCTGTACTGAATACAGCCTGAATATCCTGCATAATAATCTGCTCTTTCTCATCAATAGGCATATTGAAATAAGGATTGATTTCTGGATTAGGACAGGTCATGTAAAAGAGATATGCGTAGATACTAAGGTGATGATCCGGATGGTTATCCATGATATCCTTAAGAAATCCTAGAGTGTAACAATGTTCTGTAGGAATGATCTTCCCATTTTGTAAATCAAATAGCTTTATCATCTTTGTTAGTTTTAACTTCTTCACAGAAGAGTTTCTTTGGTTCAGAGAA